CCCCCAATAGAGTCGAGCTATCAGGGGCTATTATTTAACCACTAAACACATTATCGGCTCGACTTTCGTTAATGTGTTTTATATTCTGCAAATATAAGCTAATTTTCGGTAATTTCAATCTTTTTACAAATCTTTTTCATTTTGTCTTTAAACCAATCTTCCGTGTCAATTAGGTTGTTTGCCTGTTTAATATTATGAATTGCTGTCGTGTGGTCTTTTGTGCCGGTGTACGCACTTATCTCTTTAAGGCTCAATTTAGTGTACCTTCTAAGTAAATACGCAGCAGCCTTGCGACCAAAGGTAGTTTTTAAAGACCTATCTTTTTTTAACACATCGCACTCAAATACTTCGTCTACCAGCTTCACGATGCTTCTGGCACCAATGTCAGCCCCTACCGGCTCATTATCTTCTATGCCTAATAGTCCAAGCTGCGACATCATTTCATGAAGTTGTATGTGGGTATTCCGTTGAGCATAATATAACTCCTTTAACTGTCTTATTGATACATCTCTCTTTCTCGTTAGCATAATTAAAACGGCAGTCCTTCCGTATCTTCTTTTGGTTTTGAATAAGTTGGTTTGGTTTCAGGGTTAAAATCATTTACATAAATTTTATAATCTGGTTGCTTTTCCTCTGTCTTGTAGGCATTAACCCACATTGAGTATTTAACATTCTCGATTGTAAAATTAATTACTTCTCCTTTTGCGGTCTGCTTTTTCCAAGCACCTGCACTCCATTTTTTTTCTGTCATTTGTTTATTTTTTAATTGAATATTGAGCTACTAATTTACTACGTTTTTTCGTACCTACGTTAATTAATTCCGTTTGTACTTTGTAGCCTTTGCGTTTAAGTTCAAATACTACTGCTGCTAATCTCAGACTATTATATTTTGTTAGAGCCTGAATTGGTGTCAAGGTCTTGCCCGTAAGCAAGTGGTTCAAGATTTGTTGTTGTTGTGTCATTGTTATTGATTTGGTTAAAAAAAATTGGCTTGTCTAAAACTGTTGAATATTTTTCTATAAAAATTAATAGGTCTTTATACGCTTCCTCGTTGTACCAAGCATAGTGATAAACCTCTGCCAGAAGCATTTGCCTCTCAAATGGTAATAGTTCCTTCATTAGCTTTCGTTTTGGTTAATATCTTCTTCTATTAAATTATCTAATACTTTTTCTGCGAGTAATATGCATATTTCTTTTTCTTTTGTAAGTAAGTTATGTGCTTTTAATACAACTTGGTCTGCTGAAATCATTTGACCTTTATATTGATTAGCCCAATCAATTAATTCTTGCATTGCGGTTTTCATTAGCTTTTCTTTATAGTTTCTTTAATCTTGTTAAACTCCTCTAAGGTCTTGATGGCATTGATTTTTATGGCAGCCTTTACCTTCTGGTCCTCGGTAAACTTTGTTTTGTCTAGCTGCTCAATTAAGAATGCTTTTTGACCTTCGCTTACCTCGTCTTTATGCTCATTGGTAGCGTCTGCGTCTTTTGTGTCATCGATTGCAAACAAACCATTAAGGGCATACTTACGAGCGTAAGAACTAGCTGCTCCGGTAATCTGTGAAGCATCCATTCCCTTCTTGTTTTCTTCTTCTCTGGCAAGTCCAGTACAGGTTATATTGTCTTCCCCGTTACTTAAACAAGCGGTTGCCTTTACATACACCCTGCTGCCTACTTCTACTACTTCGTCGCTTAACATTAAAGCGTAGCCGTACTTATGGCAGATAGGTTTTGCTGCTTCTATAATATCTTCTGCACTTCTGTACTTGTATTTTGCAAAAGCGTTGAATTGGTTTTTAGGTGCTTTAAGCTCCTGTTGGATTTTAATTAGGCTCATATTATTTGTTTAAAGTTAAGGTAATGTTTACGTTATTTTTATTACATTCGAACCAATTTTTTTGTTTGTTAAAATTTAATTCATATCCTAATTCACTTAAATGCTCCATTAAAGAGGCAGTTGCATATCCTTGTAATTTTATCTCGTAAAAAAGTGTTACACAGTAAAACTTATCTAGGTCTAAACCTAAGTTTAATAATTCTTCTATTTGTTTTTTCATTGTTATTTGTTTTGGGTGTCAATAATGCAGTGTTCTAATACTTCAATAGTAGGCTCTTGTCTTTTCTTCATAGCTATAAATAATTCATAGGCTTGTGAATAGTCAGACGAGATAGTGTCGGACTGGTAGCTACCATCTACAACAGTATAATAATAAACCTCTCCTCTTAGGTTCGTTTCTTTTACAAACTCAATTTTCATACTCTTGCATTTTTAAGTTAAACTGATATTCTGCCCAGCGATTAAAGGTGTAGTCGTCATCCTCGTAATCGTAATTCTCAGGTAGTAATTTCGGGTCATACGGGTTTTGTGTACTGCTCCCGTCTTGCAGTAAGATGTTGCCAAATCTCTCGAATTGGAACTTCTGGTAGTTGGTTAAATGTGTCATTTGTGTTTTGTTTGCACAAATATACTACAATAAACAATACAAAGTGCAAAATTATTAAAATTATTTTTGCAACCTAGTTGCGTTTGTACGTAAGATTGTACGCATATACGTACAAAATCAGGGCTTATCGCTCAATAAAAAGCCGGTTATCGCTCATAAATTTACATAAAGTAAAGGTAAAACTTTACAAAAAATGTAATAAAATAGAGCCAAAAGTAGTAGTATTACTACCTTTTGTTGTACCAAAGTGCAACTTTATAGCAACTTTTGGAAGTACATTTTATCCTTACCCCCGTACATATACTCCGGAATGTAAAGCCTAAATCCGCAATCTATAAGGTTATTAGCAGATGGGAAGTTGTCTAATGTTGTGTAAGTGATTGCTATATGGCAGGTAATAGACGCAGCTTTGGTTCTGGTCTTAATCATTTTTCTTTGAATACCTTGCCCTCGATATTCTTTTTTAACCCAAGCCCTGTTGAAAATGCAAATGCCTCTGCTATAAATCGAACCGCAGTAAGCTACAATAATACCTTCGTCTAACATAACCCACCACTCACGATTGTATTGGAACTCATCTCCGCAACCTTTAAAGTTTGGGTTGGTATAATCAAGCTCCTTTAATTGCTCGTAAGCATCGCGGTCTAATATGTTGCCGAAGCTAAATATCTTTTTGAGTCGCATTGATTATCATAATTTTTTTTAGGTATAAACTTAAATCTAATGCTTCTTCATATGCGTATCGCATCCACTCCTCTTGGTTCAAATCATTTCTATCTAATGTTGTTTTATATTCCTCTTTGCCCTTTGCTTCCCGGCTTCTCATATCTTCTATTACGGCTGCTAATATCTTACTATCCTGCATATCTGGTTGTGCATTTTTATTTGTTATCTGTCAGTTTTGGTGTGCATTTTATTACACGTTTTGCATTGTAATTGTACCTTCTTAACTCCTGTTGAGCTTGTGCGTCTGTTTACAATAATAAGCTCATCGCTACCACACTCAGGGCAGCTACCTCTATCAGCTCCGAATAAAACTCCATAATGCGTTTTCGGTTCAATGTGATTTTTAAGTGCGTTAAACACCTGCTCTAATAAAACTACATCCTTCTGGCAGTACTTAATCATTTTAGCCATAGCCACCTTGTCTTTATGCAAAACAATGTCTTTCCATAAACTATACTCTGTTTTAATCTTAGTGCCAATGCCTAAGTAGTCAGCTATATAATTTAGCTTGTTACTGTTAAATCTAAACTTCTGCCTTGCAACTTTAAGCGTGTCAATAGTAACGTAAGAAGGGAACATAGGTATCTTATGAAATAAGCAGCGTGTTCTAATCCAAGCGAGGTCGAACTTATCTCCGTTGTGTCCTATTAGTTCCGATGCCGTGTTTGCTACTTCAATAAACTTTTGAAGCATTTTTTTATCATCCTGCTTCGCATCCCATTGTAAATAGTAAACTTCTTTTTCATCTTCCCACTTATAACAAATGCAAATAATAGCACGTTCTTGAATAATGCTATCAGCAGTTATGTTTAGCTTATATCCGGCAGACCAAAAGAAGCCTACGTTTGGCGAGGTTTCGATGTCAAAGAATAGTCGTTTGCGTTTTGATTTTAGCATTATTTATTTTTTGCTGAATTTATCTATTGTGGTGTAACCCATAGCAAAAAGCGTAAGATACAAGACCGCATCTACTAACTTATCACTCGGGTCAATCTTCAATATTATGTTTAAGAACAATGATATAAAAAGACAAATGCTGCCAAGCATAGCCACTACTCTCTTATGGCTAATACTGTTGCTCTCGTCGGATAGTAAGTTTACTAATATAGTTTTAAAGTTGCTCATATAGTTTTGCTTCGGCTTCTCTCCGCCTCACTAAACCTTTAAGCACCTCGCCATTTGCTCTTACCCATTTTCTAAACTCAGCCGGAATAGTCGCATCCTTCGGGTTAGCATTTACTTTTCTAAGTAAAGTGCTTCTTTGGAAGTTGCCTATCCCTACATTAAACGTAAACGAAACTAACGCAGAAAAATTGTTCTCGCTTACATTTGATTTAATTAACGCATCTACCTTTTTAGCAAAGTCATCTACAATAGCGTTAAAATAATTTTCAGCTTGTTGCTGCGTAATAACATCTCCTTCCTTAACCTTTGTTCCGTCAGGGTAAAAAGTCAAACCCCACGAAATAGTCCAAAGCCCTGCCGGGCATTTATAAGCTCTTAACTTACACCCCTCAAACTTCTTTATAAGGTCTCGCCCTGCTTTGTTTACTTCCATAACCTATTCCAATATGCTAAAATTAACAGAATGGCTATTATTAGCCCTATTAGAGCCTTCCAAAAGTTATTCTGTGTAGTTACCTTATTTTTATCTACAATCGAAATTTGAGCCGTTTCTGTGCGATTTAGGGCTATTGTGTCTTTTTTAGTCAGGTTGTTATTGGTTTCCTTCTCTTTTGTTTCGTACACCCATTTAGTTACGACCTTTGGAACTACAATAATGCTATCCTTTGAGATGCGTACTGTGTCATAGATTGTAACAGTTTTAGTAAACACCTGCTCCTTTTCTATAATCTTAGTAACGCTATCATAAAAAGTAAGATGCACGGAGTCAATCTTAGTTGTCCCCGTGCTATCAAATCTCTTTTCAAACTTCTTTACAGAAGCACACGATGTAAGTAATAAAAGTAAAAGTATTAATCTCATTTAATCTTTTTGGTCATTTTGTAGTAATAGCGGATAGCCATTAAGCCAGAAACAATAGCCACCAAACTTGCAATCAATGTGAATAGTGGTTGAATAGAAGTAAGGCTAAGAATAGCACTCACGACGCTAACGATTGTTGATTGGTCTGCTTGGTGGTTATTTGTCATTATAATTCTTCTTCTTCTTGTTTGTTAAATTCTATGCCGGTAGTCCAATCTTCTAAGAATGCAAAATCTTGCAAACCTTCTGGATTGACTACGTTAATTATTACAAAGTCAAATTCTTTATCATTTAAAGATTCAATGTCCTTAGTTAGTTTCTTAATACCTTCCTTAGAGTACTTGTATTCCCCTTTGTCTGTTAGTAATAAACAATCTTTGTCGTCGGTCTGTGCGTTGTCTAAACGCAAAATCTCAACTTCGGATTGATACTCCTCGTGGTGCTTCTTAACTTTTTCGTAAATCTTAAAAAGTTTCTTTTGGGTTTTTGTGTCTTGGCTGCCAATAACTTGGTTAAGGCTGCTCACTAATTGTAGTAGTTGCTTGTACTTCATTGTTTTTTATTTGTAAAGATAATTCAGGATTAGCAAATGGTAGTGGTAATGTTATAATTTTTGGTGTAATTTGGTCAGCTATCTGGCTATCTAAGTTTGCATTAAGCGACTCAACATCTAAAATAGTTTCAAGCCAACCGCATACCATTTCATAAGTAACTTCATCATAAGGTACAAAGTCAGCAGGGTCAGGCGAAGGAACGCTTGAAGCTCCGTAAACTTCTGCAAAATATGTTTTATCATCTTGCACTTGCTCGGCTTGGTATCTCCAATGTATTACGCAAATAACATCTGTTAAATCATCTGCGGTTTTTGGGTAGCTATCTAATGCGCTGATAACCCATTTGTAGTTTGTCATATTTTAATTTTTA